AGTGGTGAAATACTATTTTTCTTAAGACAAGTACCCTTTCATCTAAAAGCTGGCGTTAAATATGTCTGTGATTTTGTTGTTTTTTGGGCAAATGGAGAGGTAACAATTGAAGATGTAAAAGGCGTAAAAACAGATATGTATATATTAAAAAAGAAAATGGTTGAAGCAACTTATCCAATTACAATTACAGAGATTTAAAAATGAAAAAATATATTTTAATACTTACAAGCGTTGCCTTTATTTCTACTGCTACAGCTCAAAGTGGCTTTTATTTTAAAGGCGGTGTTGGATTAAATAACATCAAAACTGCAAAATTCAGTAATCATGATTTTGAGGGAAGAGTTAAATTATCGGATAGTTTCCCATTAATTGAAGCTGGTATCGGTTATAAATTTGATAATGGCATTAGACTTGAAAGCATTATTGATTATTACTTTTTATTTAGAACATCTGAAATCTCAAGAAATCCTAATTGCGATATATTTAAAATATCAGGCAAGACAAAAGCTGATAGCTTAATGTTTAATATTTATAAAGATATAGTAACTATTGGCAATTTTACTCCTTTTGTTGGTGGTGGCATTGGTATTGGACATTTAAAAGAATCTGCGGGAGGTTATGCTATTTCTCAAGAGGATAATGTTATTTATCCACTAGAGACAATCAGTAAAAAGAGAAATCAGTTTGCTTACAAATTAACTATAGGCAGTGATATAAAACTGAGCAATAAGGTTACTGGCGAGATTAGCTATAATTATTTTAATCTTGGAAGTAATAAAAGAAAAATCATAGGTGGAATTCAGAATATAGGTAATCGTACTTATGAAATCCACAACATAACACTCGGAATGAGGTTTGCAATATGAAAATGAAAGAATTACCAAAAGCACCGATTCAGATACAAAGAGATGAGTTACTTGCCAAAGTTGCAGAATTAAAAAAAGAACTAGCAGAAAAAAATAATCTCATTGTAACCCTTGAATCTGAACTTAATCTTAAAACTCAAACCATAACCCAGAAAGATAATACTATTGGGACTTTACAATCTGAGTTAAATGTAAAAGCTCAAAGCTTAGTACAAAAAGATAATACTATTAACAATCTTCAAACTGAACTTAATTTAAAAAATCAGGCTATAACTGAGAAACAAGATATTATTACTAATTTAGAAGCTACGTTAGTTTTAAATGGCGAAGCAATAACTCAAAAAGATCATGATATTGAAGAACTAAAGCACAAATTATTTGAGCTAGAAAATGATGTAGTCATTCTTGGTAATAGCGATATTGAAGAGGTTTAGAATGATTAGTTTTCTTCTTGGAAATATAAAAAACATTGGAATCGCAATAATAGCTTTTATTGGTGTTTATATTTTAAGGAAAAATAGAAGTTTATCAATAGAAAACCAAGAACTTAATTTAAGTTCAAAAGAAAAGGATAAAGTAATAAATATTCAGGCAAAGGTATTAGATGTTAGCGAAAATATTAAACCTACTGATCTTGATGTTAATCTTGATCGGTTGTCAGACAAAAACAAATAAACTCCCCCAAATTAATTTACCAGATATGCCGTTAATGAACAGAGACGCAGTAGCAGAAATAAAGCAGGTGTGTATACCCCGCAAGGCTTGTGATAATTTTAACAATTGGCTAAATGAAATTTACGCTTTTAGAATCAAATATTATGTTTACAAAGAGGAGCTAAATAAATGAAATGGTTACAAAAACTTTTAGAATTATTTAATAATCAAAGCTCTTTTTTTATAAAAGCTATTTTTTTGATACTATTTACTAGATTAATATTTTTAGAAAATAATCAATTATTCCTATTTTTTGAAATGATTTTCACTGTTATTGTGCTTATCATCAAAGAACCAAGTAAAAATCCTGATAATTAATTATTCACATTTTTTGTATATAAGTATGTGGGCAACTCATAGCAACCTTATAAGGCATAAAGGGTTCATTTAGTTTGCTTAAAGATTAAGCTTTTTTTATAATAGGCGCATATCGGCGAAAAACTTATTCAAGAGTTTTCGCACGTGTTTATTTTAAAAATCTTAAGTTTTATTATTGTTTATGTAATCAAGCAGAGGTTATTTAAACAAAAAGTTAGGATACAACATATTGTTTATATTTTAATACTTACGCTGTGGACTAGGCCAGTACTGCAACAATCTTTAGAAAGACAAGAACTTGCACCATTTTTAGATAAAATCTTAGATTATATAATGATGCTTTTTATTGTTTTTATTTAATCAGCTTCAATAAAATTTCTGATATATTTATTATTATACATATCTTCAATAGTTTTATTAAACGCAGGGGCTTTTTTAGCTGGCTCTCCAGACTTAACTTCTTCTTGTCCTTGCTCAAGTTTTTGTGCCTCTCTAAGAGCTGTTACAGGCGTATATCCTGTAATCTGTTTCATGCTTTTACTAAAATTTACAGCATTAATATTTGTTGGTGTCTCTGCAAATTTAATAGCTAAATCCAACGTTTTCTTATCAGTTAGTAAATGAGCAAGACCAGAACCACCAATTACTGCTAATATAGTTTTTTCTGGGGCAACTGCAACAGAAGCTCCAGTTAAAATTGGTATAAGATCAAAAGTTTTTTGAGTTACAGCTGTCCCAGATGGATTGGGAATGTTTTTATTTTTAACTGCCATAGCCCTTGCAACCTTACTAAGCTTATCTAAACGCTCAAAAGTTTCTGGGCTAGTAATGGTTTTTAATCTAATTCTGTCTTCTGGGTCATGTAATACTTTTGAAAGACTGTTATAAGACATCTCACGAGTGCCCTTATTTACTACTTGGCCAGTTAATAAAGCCTCCAATTCTTCTCTTGTTTTTACTTTAGTATTTAATTTATCAGCTTCTTTATGGAATTTATACCATCCTGGATTAGTTTTGCCGTACTGCTCTAAATCATTACCAATAGCATTATAAAGTCGTTTTAGCATAGCAGTTGCCTTTTTTTCATTAGCCCAGTCAATATTGGTGTCTTTCCAGTTAATTTGTGGGCCTAGCGCATCCTGAGTACTAACTAAATCTTTAACTTTACGATAATCATTAGCATTTACATCATACCAGCGATTAGGGTAAGTGCTGACTATTTCTCCAGTTACTATATTCTCAGTTGTAGATGGTTTTATTTTTTGTGGTAAAAATTTCTCAAAATCACTAATTATGCTTTCTACCTTTTTTAATCCTGGTGTCAAAGACCCTATATTATCAAGTTCTGCTTTTATGCTTGCAGTAACAGAACTTAAATTTTTAGGCAATACTTCTGCATCTTGAGGCAAATAAGTTTTACTTTTATCGTATAATTGCTTTATTTTATCTTTTACCCCTTCAAGTTGACCTTTAGGCAAAATACTATCATAAGCCTTCTCTAATTCTTTCATAACCTTATCGGCTACATCTGAATATCTTTTACTCATGATTCCCCCAGCTATAGGAGTTTTACTTAAGAACTGATCAGCTAAAGCAATTGCTTTTCCCTCACTGGCCGCTGCCTTTGGTAGTGCAATATCTAGTTCTTGAGCCGCCTTTGCCGCTTCTAGATTTAATTTATTTTTACCAAGTCCACTAGCAGCTATAGCCGCACGACCAGCAAGGCCTCCAACTCCTTTAGCTAAAGACGGGGCGGTATTTACGGCTAGATTAGCAGCAAGACCTCCGCCTAGAGCTTCGCTAGTCGATGCTCCTTGATCAGCTAAATAAGAGGTAGTCCCACCCATTGCAGCAGCTCCCGCAGCTTGCAGAGGGCTAGTATTGCCAATCATGCTACCAAGTTTGGCCACCACTCCTTGAGCGGTTTTTGCAAGGCCTCCACCAGTTAGAAATGATGCACCAGTTTTCAATCCCTCATTAATATATTTCTGATCTTCTGGGGTCGTTGTATATCCGCCTGTGGCAGTATCAATTCCTTGGTCAATAGCTTCTGTCGCTGATGGAATAAGAGGAACAGGAGATGTCATTTCCTCAGCGGGGGCAAAATCAAAAGCGTAAGGGTTTGCTTGATAATTCCCAGCAGCAACTTGCGCATTTTGAGCCATTGCAGGTAAATTATAAGCAAGGCTTAATGTATCAGGTATTGCGCCAGCTACTCCCGCAGCTACGGCCTTTGCTCCTGACGCTATCCTTTGACCAATACTAGGTTCAGACGTTACTTCCCCTTGTGGATTATCAAACTCTTCCCAAAAATTGTTTGTAACCTGTTTATTCTCAAAGTCGCTATCAAATTCCGCCCAGAAATTATTTTTGCTCATCAACTACCTTAGCCCCTTTGCTTTTCCAATATTCCACTTGAGCCGCTGGCACAGACCTTGTACTACCATCAGGCGCAGCCATAGTAACAACTTCATTAGTATTACTAGGAGCTTGAATCAAATCTAAATTATGTAAATTAGCAGTTGGGTCTTTATCGTATAGTTCAAGCTGTTTTCTATAGATAGTATTTTGCCCTTTTAATTTATTTTCTAATTTATTTAAGATATTAATTGATGCAGTTCTATTCTTTTCTGGATCGGCAAAAGTACCAGTATATAATTTTATATCTCTGTCTGATAAAGCTCCTTTAGAGTTTTCGTTCATCCACTCAAAATAAAACTGTCCTGCATTTTTAGCTTCTAAAATTTTCTCATCATTACCAGTTTGTTCTGCAACAAATCTAGCTATTCGTTTGCCAAAACTACCTCCAGTTAAAGAAGTATTGTTTAATATCTTTTTAAAGTTATCTATACTAGTTAAAACTTCATTATTCTTTTGATACTTTTGTGAAATTTCAGGTATATAATGTTTGGCATTATGATCGCTTCTATAATCCAGAGACTTCTTTTGTCTTTCAGATTCTAAATATTCTGGAGACATTTTGTAGTCAAGTTCTTGGCCTTGTTTGTTATATAATCCAGCTTGAGCATTATGTACTCCTACCTGTGAATACTTGTTGGAAATGTCCGCTCTTTTACCCTCTAAACCAAGTGCATCTTCTTGTCTTTTCATATTAAATGCATAAGCCGCATCTTTAGCAAAACCAGCATTAAGAGGCATAAATTTTTCAAACCATTGATCGCCGTATATTGTTTGTGCTGCTGGTGCAACTGCGCTAACTATTTCATCAGCAGTAATTTTACGATATTCTCCCGTCTGGGTATTTAAAGCTAGACCAAACCCGCCGCTTGGATTCCAGCTGTCTCCCTCTAGATTCTCAAACCCAGGAATCATTTGTGCTTTATTAACTAAATCCTTAAACATCATTGTCGCTCTTGGATCATTTGAATTTACAGCAGCAGCAAATTCAGCAACAAGCGGTGTATACTTTTGGCCAAACTCATTTATTGCTAATTGATAGCTTTGCGCCTGTTGCATCTGTGCCTCAAGTTCAGCTGCCTTTGCTGTAATACGTCCAGCTTGCTCTAGATATGGACTAAGCATTTCTTTTCTTTCATCTGCGGCTGCGCCGCTAACACCGCTACCTAGTCCTGATAATATGGCATTAGACATCCTTTGTGATGCTCCTTGTGCTGGACTACTCCCAACTCTTGAGAAAGCATCACCTAAATAATCAGAGAACCCCTTTTTATCTACTAAATCCTTATATTGTTCTAGTGATTCTTTATAACCTGTTGTTTTCATAATCTTTTTTCTTCTTGTTTATTAAGAAATTTACTAGCAAAATTAGTTCCTAAATTACCCGCTAAAGCACCGCCAAAAGTACCAAACGCCTCGCCTATTGGATTACTTGTCATACCATATCTTGTAAGGTTAGCATTATTAAAGCTAGCAACACGGCTAGCATCAACAGCTCCAGCATTAATTGATTGTTGATTACCAGTATTTAAAGCGTCAATACCCGCTGCTGTTAAAAACTTTTGTCTATCCTGTTCTAGCGTTGCCTGTGCTATTTCTTTTTGGATATCCTGACCTTTTAGCTGTATTTGATTACCTGTTTCTGCGCTAAATCGTGCAAGTTCAGTATTAGCTTGGTCATTCATCAATTTACCTTTTAAAGCTAAATTACCAATTGCTTGCTGTTTTAATCCTTGTGCAAGTTCAGCTTGCTTTAACTCTGCTTCTGCATAAGCGTTGGCTTTTTCACGAGCAAGGGCTACTTGAACGCCAAGTGCCGTTGAACTATTAGATAAACCCATTTTGCTAAGTTTTCCATCTATAGACTGTTGCTTAAAATCAAAACCACGATCTAAAGCATTATTAACAGCTGTTTTATAGCTATTAATAAATTCCTGATTCTGTGGTATTAAATAAGGACTTGTTCGCTCCATTTCTTCTATAGCATTATTAAGTCTTGTCATTGCTGAACTTAAAGCTATTACCTCTACTGCTCTTTCATCAATATTGCGCTCTGGAGACATCCGAGTAATTTTGCCTTTTGGGTTAGTAAAATTCATGCTAATTTTACCATCAACTCCTCTGACTATATCTAACTTATCACCCATTAAGCTATCCATAATGCTTACAAAATTAATAGGCTTATATTTATTAGCCATTGCTTGCGATTCTGGCAAACCAGTTATTGGTGCTGGCGGTCTTTTAGTATTTCTATTTGCTATGGACATTGCTCCAGCTGCTACAGCTCCGCCAAGTAAGGCTTTTCCAACAACTGGTAATGCTGCTGCTACTCCCATATTTTACGCTCCATCAATCATTAAATAATAATACGTTTTAGGTTCTCTGACATTATACTCTCTAAACCCCGCAAACTCAAGAAGTCTAGGGCTTACGCTAGTGAATGCCGTACTATATAAAACCTTTAAACCAAATCCTTTAGCTACTGATATTAATTTACTCATTAAATCATCTTTAAGTTTTCTACTAACCCAGCGATTACGCCACTTTGGTACAATCTCTATATGTACTTGTCCCCCTACTCTGTCCTGTGGGTGTTCATATACAGTCAAGTTTCCGACGTCGTCCCTGCCCTTTCTAATACTTAAATTAAATATAGCCTCTTCGCATAAATTTAAATTAGTTCTTATTATTCTCATTTTAGTAACACCCAAATTTATTAAAAGCTGCCTGTACATGAGGGACAAAATCTCTTGCCCTTACTCCTGCTGCTGCATTATTAGGGATAGACTTTAAAAGCATTGCCCGATTAATCTTAAAATCAGGAGCTATCATGGAATTTGTAAAATAATTATCCGCTGCAATCGGTACATATTTTGAATTAGGAGATGGAAGCAACCAACTTTCATCAACTATATTGGCGGCAAGTTTGTTTTGTGTAATACATCTTACACGATTAAAATGCCTAGAACCTATAGTATCCGACCTTATTTTATCAGCGGTAATCACTCCGTTTTTAATATGTTGTCGCAACGACCACCAGCTATTTCCACTTGGATTAGTAGGTAAAATATTCGGAATATATCCTAACTTTGCCGAAGTAGTTATTGTTTGTTCGGCGATTTTATCTGGAGTAATTGAAAAGTCCCCTAGTTGGTTACCGCTAATAGTTCCCAAAGGAACAACAGCATTTAGATAATTTGTAAAAGTAGGTGATAAATGCTCTTTATTGATTGCTCCATCTCCAATATCAGCATAAGTAATAGCTCTATCCTCAATATTTTCAGTATTGATAAACCTATATTGTGGAACATCACCATTTCTATAAATAAGTACCATTTCTTTATATGTTGGACCATCTGCTACATCTAATTGCCCCGCATTATTTGAAACTAATACTTTTCCCTTATAAGCATCTTTTTCTATTTTGGTAAAAGCAAGTGTTTTATCTGGAATAACCCTATCTAAAGTGTTAAATGTAACAGAACCATCACCAACATTAGTTAGAAAATAATTAACACTGCCATTTATTCCTGGCAATGCTCCTGCTTGCATATCATTAACAGCTGGAACTATTACATCATTTAAATAATCTATTACTGAGACAAATTGACTATCAAGATCAAAAGATTCAATTATTCTTTTATTATTACGCAGAAGTCTAAAAAAGGATAAATTGCGGTTTAATATATCAATCATTTATACCCCAAGTTTTTTTCTAATTACTGGATCAAGTGCTGATGCTGGTATTTTTTGCTCATTAGGGAAACCATTTAAATATCCACCAAAAAAAAGTGAACCATCTTGTATATGTCTTGGTTCTATTGCCCCATAAGCAAAGTGATTTTGCTTTATTCTCCACTCTGGGTCAGTATCAATTAAATCGGCGGTTATTGATTCGTTTAAGATATTATCTGATGTAAATGTATAATTTACATTATCATCTACATATTGATCAGGTCTCATTTGCACGCACATATATTTATTATAATTTCCTAAATAATCATAAGGAACGCTTTTAAGCCCGTACCCTCCAATTAAGGTATCAGGGGCAATATGCCTATTTTCTATTGAATTATCTACCCACGTGTAACGGGTTTCATTTATTGCTTTAGCTCTAGCGTCTAGTACATCCTTGGAAAGTTTTTCGTAAAATATACTATTGTCTACAAAATGACTTTCTATAATGACTTTATCTATTAAGGAAGCATTTAAAATAAGACTAGGTAAAGATATTAATTCCTGTTGTAAGGGGACTGATAGATGTTCTAGTTCTATTGCTTGTAACGCTATATGTCCTCCTATTAAAGTTTTATTAGCAATATCGCCAGTAGCTACTTTGCGCCAAACAGGTGTGATATTGTTTCTAGAAAATAATATACCATCATTTAAATTGCTAACTGTATTATAACCAAAAATTCCATTATTACCTGCCCATACAATACAGTTTGGACTTACGCTAGCAAATTTACTAAGCGGAATAGAATAATCAGGAAAAATATTAGAGTTAATTTTTTCCCATCTAACATTGCCATCACCAATATTAAGTAAGCATGAGTCAGCTAAAGCAGGATTGTTCACTCCTATAAACTCTTTTTGTACAAAACTATTAATCATTGGAACTATTTTAGTATTTAAATAATCAATTAAATTATTAAATTGAAAATCCAAATCCTCGGCATTTAATAGCATTCCACTATCACGCCTACTTTGGAAATATGCCGCATCTCTTGTAAATTGATCTATGCTCATATTACAACCCTAGTTTTGCTTTATAGTCAAAAGGTAATTCATTAATACCGACGCATCCATCCTCAAACATAAGAGCTGGATTTCTTGCTCCTTCTAAAAAAACCATTACAAAAGTTTTAGGACCCATTGGAGACAATTGTATTGTCTTAGCGTAACTCATTCTTGCTCCGCTTAAACTTTTTTCTTTTATATTAAAACTTGATATTGCGCCATCTGCTATATTAACAGTAGTAAATGCTTTATGCCCAACACCTTTAGAATAAGAAATTGGATTAATATAAAAATTAGGAGCTAATTTAGTATGATCAATAGCAGCTGTTCCGCTTCCCCAGTGATTTATATAAGAGGGATCGCCTATAAACCCATCAGGCAAAGTATTCCCCCATAATACAGCAGTAGAGCCATTTATGCCACATAATTGATTAGGTATATTAGCGCCAAGATGAGATGAATTAACTGCTCCCGTAGCTATTTTTATGCTAGCTATTGAACCAGCTTGTATTTTGTCAGTAGTGATTTGAGCGCTGATAAATTTCTTAAAAAACCCTTGAGGAAAATTAGCAGCAATTAAAGTATTTAATGCAATTTTTTCACTAGTTATTACTCTATTACTAATTGAGTCATTACCTACTATTTTTTTCCAGATAGGAGTATTCTGGACTCTTGCAGTTAAAGCTAGACCAGCAGAAGCAGGAGTTACAGCTCTAAATATCTGATTATTGTCAGTAGCAAGTATTGAACCAGGATTTGCTTGCACAAGTTTATTAAGAGATAATGAGTAATCTGGTATATATTCGGCCTTAGGGAAATCCCATTTAGTAGTACCATCACCAACATTAATAAGGTTTTTATTAGCGTCTACTGGATTATTAGAACCAGGAATTTGACTTGAGATTAATTGATTTAATGTTGGTACTATAAATTTATTAATATAGCTACTAATAGTAACAAATTGTCTGTCTAGATCACCAGCTTTTATAAAATCGCCTCTAGCTTGTACCCCGCCAAAATAATTTTTATTAATAATTAAAGGATTTAATGCCATTAATTAGCTCCTCCTGCTAGAAATAATTTATTAAAAACAAATAAATCATTACTAGTGCCTGATAATTCAATCATTAAAGAATCAGCAGTAAATCTAACTATTTCATGAGTAAAAGACGTTTCGTTTAAAGGATAAGGTTTTAATCCAAAAGGGGAAACATCATACAATACCCCTTGTTTATCTATTGTTAATTCCTCATTAATACTTTGGGTCTCATCCTGATCGGTAAAAATACGCACTTTTACATTAAGAGGCTCTAGAGTTTTACTATCAATATAAACATCGGTATTTGCCCATGTACTTTCAAAAAAAGTCCAGTTATAGGCAATAAACCAAGACATATAGCCTTTGCCATATTCAAGATATGATTGTTTGCCTACTTTGTCAGAATAAACCAGCAATTCCCCTTGCGGCATTCCAAGATATAAATTTTGGGTAGTGGAATCATATAATATACTTGAACTTTCTGCAAAGTTCTCACTAAATACAACCCATGCTCCCTCACTATTTAACTGATAAATAAAACAGCTATATTTTATTCTAAATCCTAAAAACCGCCCATAAGGATATAAAAAGGCTCTCATACTTCTAAAATCCCTATCAGTTTCTATAAAGCTAAGCTGGCTATTAATATAATGATCTATAGGAGTTGAAAACTGATAAGATACTTGTAGTTGCCTAAAAAGATTAACAGAGCTTAAAGAAACAATCCCATATTTGGATAGGAATATAAGATTATTTGGAACTTCTACAAATAAAGTTTGTTGGATTACTCCTACTGGCAAAGTCTGTTCCCATTTAAAATCTGGTAAAACAATCCCTTGTCCGTCATCATGAGTTGTTGGGTCTTCACCTATCCAAACCTGTGTTGTTTCTCTCCCTAAAAATAAAGTTCTTCCCTCAAACATTGTGATTGCTTCTAAATTATCGGGAACACCCCCGTTATTACTTAAGTTAATAAAATCAATTTCATTAGTTTGTGGGTTAAACCAATCATAAATACTCTCCATTTTAGCAGCATAATAAGCTCTCATTGCAAGCAATGGTGATCTGAATTTATCTTTGTATGTTCTACCACCTGCTACCGCCCATAATCTTTTATGCACAACAGCTAAATAACTAAAGGAGGGGCATAATTTTTGATATAATATTTTCCTAACATTTGCTTGCGGGGCAATATTAACTGTGATTGTCATTACCACCTGATTATTAGCAGGTACATTGTAAACTAGATTAGTAATACTAACTGATCTATTTTCATTATCACTGACTAAAGTAAGCACATCACCTACTTTTATATCAGCTTGTAATGTAGCGAGATAACTTTGTGGAATAGAAAAAGTAAGATTAAAACCATTTACAACTATTGGAGTAACGTTTGGAATAGGAACAGGAGCTTTTAAAGGTAATAACTGATTCCCATCATATACAAAAACTGGGTCAACTCCATTAGCAATTAATAATTTTCCTTGAAAATTTACATGAGACACAATAACCAGTGGGTCAAACTGATCTGTTATAATTTCGTAAGCTCCGTTAGCCGTAACTCTAGCAATTAACGCTCTTTCAATATAAACTTGGAAAGGATTAGTAACATTAGCTCTTAGAACTGGGAAATCAAAAACTATTAGCAGATTAGTAGAAGTTATAACGCTAATTTCTGTTTCTACTCCTATTTCCTGTTTAAAATAAATACGTATTCCATCATTAATAGAATTGCTTAAAAATGTTCTATAATCTTCCTGAAAGTTGGCGAGAACAAGTGTTGCTCTACACCATCCCGCTAAATTAGGATGCGCCTCTATTGTAATATTATCCTGAGTAATAGCTGACTGATCAAGATACCTGACATAAACCAGTTTCTCAGATGTTCCATTATCTTTTAAAAACGGCATAACAGCTATAACTTCCCGCCAGTAAGCAGCATCATCAAAAGGAAAGCTTGCAGTTAAGTTTGTCCCATATCGCAGAGCTCCAGTTTTATTATCGCTAATTAATATATTCTGAATAAATCGGCCGTAGCTAATATCATCCTTAGTATTGGTATTAATACCCTTAAATGGAAACGGAATCGGTAATGTTTGCGGATGATGATTAAACATTATAACCCATAGTTTTTAAAGTTAGCTAAAGTCGCTTTATCTTTTTCCCATACATTCCTTATATAAGCCATTTTATCCATAAAGACCTTATTACTAAAATAGAAGTAATATAAAGCTCCATGTATTAAGAATATATGATATGGAAGAGGATAAACTGGAGTATCAGTTTCAAGGGTATCGTCATTAATTTCTTCTACTAATGTTTTAGGATTCGGAACATAAAACATAGTGATATATTTTTTGACTGCATTATCAGTATCATCAGTCGCTGTTAAATATCTAAGACCCGAGGTGCTTGTATTACAATAGATATATTTGTTATCAGTGATATACTCATCAGGATTAATAGCAGCATTTGCAGCAGTATAGTTACCCATTTTTAGAGAAACACGATCTACAAAAACAGTATCAATTTTAAATAAATCATCAGGTAATAAAAATCTTGATGAATTCTTTAAAACTTCCGATTCAGAATCTAAAAAAATAGTTTTATACGTAAGTATTGATTTTAATCCAGAAGACGCTATTTCGTAAAGCTCATCATTTGCCATATTCAAGTATTGCAAATAGGCAGCTCTTTCTTTAGGCGTTAGTTCGCTCTTATCAGTACTTAAACGATTTGTTAGTTCTATTAATTCAGTTACGTTCATATTACCTCTAAAAGAAAATAAAGGAGTTTTTACCTCCTTTATTTATGCTTCGTTATGCACCAGCAGTAGTACTATAAAATAATTGTACCATCGCAACTTTACCTGTAAATAAAGCTAATTGCGCTGTAGGAATCCTTAAAATCAATTTTGAATTAACAACTGACAAAGAATTGACGTTAGCAACTGTTTTATCCCAAATCCCAACAAAGGATGGTGTAGCACCAGCAGCAACTTGTTCAGTAGAAGCAGGGTCATAAACCCCAAGTAAGGAAGCAGCATATACAGGACGAGTACCACTAATACCAAGTTTTACTAAATCAATGGTAAAATAATTATTAACAGCAGCACGAACGGCAGGAATAGTAATTGCAACTAATTTACTAATAATCTGATCAACATAAGCAGCATTAGCAGTTACAGGAGTTACAGCATCAGCACCAGCACTATTACCTGTAGCTCCAGTTATCACGCTTGGGTTTACGTTATCAACTGCACCAGCAGCGGCAGCGGCGTCAGGAGTACTAATATCGTATTTATTTAATATAAACATAATTAACCTCTTTAAGATATGGTTGTGAATGAGTGAACTACGCCATATTCAACTAGATTGTTATTGTTTCCTTTAACACCTCTAGCTTTGGATGGAAATTTAAGTAGTTTAATTCCGCTTATTTCATTATGAGCAAGACCTTTGTACAACTCGTAGTCTGTAGAGCTTCTGAAAGTAAATGTAGGAGTTTGGCCCATACCAAAACCAACAGCAGCAGCACCGCAGAAAAGAGAGTAAGCGTAAATGTTACCAGCAGCGTTAGTAATAAGGAAATTGCTAAGCTCTGGAATAACAATCACCATTACACCCTCAATAGTTCCTTTGTACATAGAACCATAAAGAATTGATGGTTGATCTTGATTCTCAATTACACCTCTGTTTACTTGTGCTTGCCATACTGGGTCAGCAGCTAGTTTGTTGTAAGTCTCAGGAGCTATAAAGAGTACATAACGTTTATCTTCAAAACCTAAATGGGTTTTATACTTGTATGGTCTAACTGATGATTCTTTAACTGTATAAGCAGCGTTAGTAATTGTTAAACTTTGACCAGTTGCAGCTTGGTTAAACAATTGACGTATATGTGATACATTCATTGTATTTGTAGCGACTGGAAAGTTTGCAACTAATAAAGCAAGTGCAAGAGAAGTATAAGTAGTTCTAGTGTTTCCTCCAACAAGATTTGGATCACCAATCAATATTCTAGACCTTGAAATTCCCCCTGCTGCTGCATCAAGCGTAGAGGCAAGTATTCTAGCTCTTAAATCTGAATAAGAAAATTGCTGATTTAGGCTTGGAACAATAGCACCAGCACCACCATCAAAAGTAAGTGCAAACGCCTGTAAAATCCTTTTAGTGTTAAATGAATCCGCTTGAGAAAGTAAATCAGCTCTAACATCAGATTCTAATTGAAACTTGGTTTGTAAGCTCATAAGTTGTACGTCAGTTAGCAATGTTGCAAACCTCACTCTACCAACATCTACCATATCGCTAACATAAGTTAGCTCGTTTTCGTTACCTTCTAACTGTTCATTACCTATAGAAACTACTGGATCAAAAGTTTGTCTAAGTGGAAATATAATACGATCACCATCGCCTTTATTTTCCATTTTGTTATAAATAACAGCATCACTACCACCCATGAAACGGGCAAAATTAGTGATATTTCTATAATCCTGTAAATAAGGAATTAATACATTTTTTTCAAACAGCTGGGTTTGAAATAAATTATTACGATCTAATGTCGCCATTTTAAATTACCTTTCTTTTTTGAATGTTAAAAAATATTAACTTTAAGTAAAAAACCTAAAATTTTATTAATTAAATTCCAAGAACGGGAGAAATCTTTTAAAGAAAAACTATATTAGAGGGAGAAATTATCATAAGAAATGATAAAATGCCTCTCTTCCTTTAGCAAGAAATGCCATTGTCTCTAATTTTGCCAAATATCAGCAAAGCTTTTAGCTTGTTTCGTACTCGCAAGGTTAGAAACTTTAGAATTTATTGACCTATTATGCACTATTCCCTCAGTGGTGTCAACCTCGCTCTCAAGCTGCTTATTACGCTTTTCTAGCTTTTCTATTTTAGCATGCAAGGATTTTATAAACGGAAGTAAACCACCGCTTTTAGTTGCTCCTTTAAAAACTGTTTCATAAATATCAGAACCAGTCGTAATTATATGATCAATTACGACTTCTGGATTTTCGTTAGTTATATAATTTACTATTTTTTCCTGTTCATCAGCAGGTAATAAAGGGAAAAATCCAAAAAAAGCTTGATATTTTTCGTCTAATTCCGAATCTTTATTATATTTCTTAAATATATTAAACTCCTTATCAAGATTAGCTTTAAGGTCTGCGTATGAATTACCTTTGCTGTCCTCTTCTCTTGATTCTTCTTGTATAATCCCCGTATCATCAAAAGCTTTAAGCGCAATAACAGCTTCATCTTCATTTATAAGGGCATCTTCTTTTAACTTAGATAGAAATTCAGTTACTTTCTTCTTAGCATTAATAAAGGCCGCATTCTTCTTATGCCCCCATGATTTTGCATCACTTAGTTGCTTCTTTAATGATTCATATTCAACCTTTAAATCGGCTTTTAACAGCTCTTTTTGTTGTTTTTCTTCTTGCTTGTCGCCAGTTTCTGGCTCTTCTTCTCGGCTTTTTTGTTCTTGCTCATTTTCTACCTCTACTTTTATTGGTTCTTCAGCTTGTATTGCTTGCGGTTTAACTTCCTGCTGTTTTGTATCTGCTGCTTTTACCTCACCTAGGAAGATTTTAGCAAAAGCATCGTCTACAGTAGCTTTATTCAAATTTTCACTCATTTTTTATTTTGTATTTAATTGATTATTTGGTATTTCTTCTTGAACCTGTGCCTCTGTTTGGCCACCCTGTCCTTGCATCATATTTAAAAATGCCTCATTTAAGGCGTAAGCGTCCGATTCAGTAAAACCTAATTTCTTCAAGAATAGAGGTTCTGATAAAATAAAAGCAGGATTAGGACTATTAAGTAATGCTTCAAATTTAGCAGCTTCTTCTTCGTGGCTACTTGCAAAATTAGGCGCAAAATCAGTGAAGATTTCAAAATTAATAGTTGATATTTCATCGCTTAAATATCCAGTATTAAATTTGTTATTCTTGTAGTAATTAAACGCATATTGTAGGTTTTTAATGCCTCTGATTGTATCAAGGATTAATTGCCCCTCAGAAAATAACATATGTTCATAAGTTGCATGTAGCGGGTTCTGAGTTCTTGCGGCATTGACGGCTCTTGCTTGAATAGCAACGCCGCTTACTGCGTTAGTCTGTTCTCCTTTTAGTTCATCAAATAACTGGGTTCTTTGTTCAAACTCAAGATCAATTCTAGTTAATGTTCGCTCTAAAAATGGCAATAATGTTTCAGAGTTAATTAATTGTACTTGATGAGGGTTTTTAGTGAAAATCATCCCATCACGTCTATTAAGCTCTCCTCGGAGTATTGGCCGCATTTTCTCTAGGTTTACGTTATCCTCATCTATAATTAAGTATTTTGAATTAAGACCATGAATAGTTTTAGTCCATACATAATTTAGACATGTAGAAAGAGGAATAAGCCCGTCAACTACTCCGTAAGGAATGCTTAAATAATTCCTTTTGAGACATAAAGGTATCAATGGAAAATGTTTTTGATTAGGTATTTGTCCATCAATAGGCCCATGTTCTAGGAGTACGTCAGCACAAAATACACCTTTCCAAATTTGTGTTCCCTCCAATTCTTTTAAACTTGAGCCATCTACTTTTCTATTTTCTGCTACTTCTTTATCAAAAGTAGAGAAGTATTGCTCAGTAATAACACCATCAGGGGTCTCAGGAGGGAAAGCAACTATTGCCTCATAGTATTTAACGTTCTTTTTATAGTATACTTCAACAATACGTGCTGACCTACCAAGTACCCATAACTCTTCTAATCCGTCCCCGTGATTTAAATCAGAATAAGGAACATAATCATCTCTTATTGCTCCCGCTCCGCCGCTTGCAAATTCTCCTGTAGAATTAGTACCAGCTGGCTTGCCAATTAAATTATCAAAATATTCGGTATATTTAGGATAGCGTTTTTTTAGTTTAGTTCCGTTAACAAAATAACTGCGGCAGACAAACTGGGAATCTTCCATACGAGCGGATTGGTCATCTGGATCAAAATATATTTCTCGTGGGTCTACATAATCATAGAAAAAAGTACATGTGCTATCTGGTTCATAGCCAAAATGAGACCAACCAAGCCCTCCTATTAAAGCATCAGTATATTTCTGAGTGGATTTATTTTGAAAATCATTTTGCGCCTGAATAACATAAAGCATATTATTTAGATACTCAGCTAGCAAATCATGTTTTGATAAAGATGTAGTAGCTTTATAAGCTATTCTTTTTCTTGCTGCTATTTGCAGGGAAACATAAGTAGTAACTATTGGCTCTACTCTATTAACAACAAAAGGCATAGCACCAACATCAGCAAACTCTTGTTTTAATTTTTCATTCCATTGATCGCCGTAATAGAATTTAAGATTTTGATCATATTGCAAACGCCATTTCTTACGTATTTCTGAATTAGCCGAATAATAGAAATAATCCTTTAATTCCTGTAATACTTTTGCCTTAGCTGGGGTTAAATTTATCATTTGCGCAAGGTTCTTTTCTGATTTTAAGTAATTCTTTCTACTTCTTCATATCCGGTAATAATACAATCAAATTTATGGTCGTATCCATCAGAGTAACAAATTAAGCTATCACCATCTAGTAATCTATGTTCTACAACTTCGGAAGAACTACCATAAATAATAGCAAGTAAATCCGTAGTTTGATTAGGAAGTATTAACAAATTTTCAGTAATAAACGCTTCCTGCACTGGATTTTCTAGTAACGCTATTACTTGCAAATTAAGCCTTATATTCCTACCAGACCTATTACAGCATCTAATCGACTTAATAACTACATTACCCTCAGAACTAAAAAGAACAGTTTTTTCATCACTTAAATTATTAAATAGCAATCTGATCGGCTTAATGAAGTTCATACTACTTCTTTTAGAAAATCCCGTAATCTATCGTATTTTTGTTCCAAAATTTCCTTATCTTCAACGGGCATTTCTTTAGCTACTGCTTTATAAGAGTAATAATCCATCACTGCTTTTTTCATAAAATCGGCTAAAATACCGAATTGATTAGCTTTTTCAGAACATTCGCACATCAAAGCGAATTCCTTTAGGCTTAAACTTTTATTTTCATTCATAAACTTACTCGCAAGGTTAATTTTCGTTATTATTTAATTTTCATCACCTAATAATTCAATATTAGGAGTAGATGCTTCTAAATCATCCGTAGGCATAATAGAATTGTAAATCTCATGAGATTCAGAATTCATATTAGAGAGAAAAAATGAGGTAAAAAGAATACCTTTTGCAAGTTCATTCCAATCCTCAGTAGCTTTCAATCCTTGAGTAACTAAAGGCAAAGCAAACCATCCTCCTTCTATTGCAGATATAAAACCTAATGTTGCTTTTTTCCAATTTATATTATCAGTTTTTACACTAAATATTTTTTTTAAATTATCAAAATCGGAAGCTCCCATTATTAAATTTGATAGTACGCCTCCAACTACAATTGAAAAAGGTAAGCTAATATTTTCATCAACATCTAATTTTGATTGGAGTTCATTTAGAACATGTGTAAGACTTATTCCTCTTGCTAATAAAGATAAAGCACTAATCACATAAACAGATAATTTTCCGCCTACTGTTTCAGGATTGTCATGGTTTTTAGATGTTAAATATTCCTCTATATTATGATAATTATGTATTGTTTTATACATAATTAAAGGTAAAGAGGTAAATGTTGCCCATGCAACAAACTGATCAAAGCCATGCGTTCCCTCTATTTCCTGATCTTCTAACTCTACGTTCCAAAGCATTCCGAAAGGAATCAATGATGTTAAAAAACTTGAAAACTTACTTATATTTAATAAACTCTTAGATATAACAGATTCGCTTTCTTCATGCTTAGAAGTTAGATACTTATACATAAAAAAAGCAGAAGTTACACTAGTTAAAATTAATGTATTAACTGTAGAAATAGTAAAAGAAGCGGTATTTTCATGCGTATCTATACCATACTCATCTAAATTTTTAACTTCTTCATTAAAAATCGGCATCATAGCCATACCTACACCGATACCGCTTAAAATACTAGTTATAAAAGCTTTTTTATTAATATTATATCTCATATTATTTACATGAATCCCAAGGTGAGCATTTATATAGCTGTTGCTCATAGTTTCCATATAAAGGATGTACGGAATGTTTTTCAACTAAATGAATAGTTGAAAAAATATTAAATAACAATAATGCAATTATTATACCCGATAATATATTATTCATTAGTTTCACCTACAAATATATGGCGTACTTCATCACCTAAAATAGGAACTAAAGCGTTTAAATCGGCTTCTGTAATAGATACTTTACCTCTAAGGATATGTTCAAAATCATCTTTATTTGTTTTTAAAGCTTCAAAAACTAATTGTTCAGGGACTTTTTTACTTTCCATTAAACCTCTTAATTTTTTGAATTCAGGATTTGCTATTTTGTATTTCATAGATTTACTCGCAAGATTAATTATTAATATACAATATCTTAATAATATATAAATTTCAATTAATATTTATTGGCTATAACCATTTAACAGTTCTTTTAATTTAACAACATCATCTTCTATTTCAGACAAATATAGTTTAGCTGCATTTATCATATTAATCGTTCTTGTTTCGTTCAAATTAATACTGACTCCAAACAATTGATAAGCACAATCTCTAAAATTTTGCACATCGGCCATCAACCAACTAAGATAGTTAACTCCGTCTGGATTCATTTGTTTTATATTAGATTCTTCACTCATTTAATTACCTTTATTTAAAAATTATATAGCATTGATTTTACAGTTTTATTTAGCATAAATAAACAAATTCATATATACAGTAGGATTCATTATGCTTACGGAACTAGTGCCCGTACTTCCGCTTGATCCACTATAACTTGGAACATCGACAGTATGAGTATGACTATATGAATCTGTTGATGTTGTACTTTGACTACTTGTACTTCCACTAAAAGTAGGTATAGTAAAACTATGAGAATGACTAGTAGTATTTGTGTCAGTTGCTATAAAACTAGTTTTTATCCTATATGGACTAGCACCGCCAGAGCCGTCATAATCAGTATATCCCCCATCTGATCCTGAATTACTAAACATCACATTATTATTACCGAATGAATGTGAATGTGTATTAGTGTCAGTTGTAATAGATCCGTGAGAATGATTAATTGAATGTGTATGAGAAAAACCATGTGTATGACTATTAGAGCTAGAAGTACTAGTTCCGTGTACATGATTAATTGTATGAGAATGCGAGGGAACTTGAGTAGTAGTTTCACTTCCTATTTTATCACCCAAACTTCTTGTAGTTAAACTACTACTTGATCCTACTATACCAATACCTCTTCCGCAAATATCACCCATGGTAAAAGTTGTAGAACCATCACCATTCCCGAATATTCCCTTACTAACAAGTCCTGCGGTAACTATTAAAGACCATAATGTAGCATAAGTCGTTCTTGATAGAATTCTTCCATTTTGCCATAATAACCAATTACCGTGATCCGCTTGTTGTATGGAGAATTTTGTATCACCTATGAAATTACCGTTGCTACTGATTAAACTATTTGCATAAGATTCGGCTGATGATAAAATAATAGCATCTTGAGAATCAGCATAGGTTTTCATCGTTCTCATATTTACTAAATCTTGTGGATTTGTAGCATCGGCAGAGTTTATAAATTTTTGGTTATTTAAATCAATGTTTGTCGTAGGACTAGCAAAATCACTAAGTTTATAAGATTTAACAGTTGTATCTAAATCCGTAATCTTATTTGCCGTCCAAGTCTTGTTATCCGTATAAGTTTTTGCATTTGTTAATACTTCATTATCTTTATTATTAGCATAATTAAGTAAAGAATTAAAATTAGCGGAATCTTGGGTATCAGCATAATTTTTTGCAGATATATAAATATTATCGGCATAATTTTTTGCAGCTGCATAAGTATTAGAACTAGAAGTATCAATGTAAGTTTTACCATCAACAAATAAATTATAAGCATAATTTTTAGTTGTTATAGTACTATCATCAACATAATCTTTTGTAGCAGCTTCAGTACCGAATATAGGATATCTAAGGAAAGGAAGACGAACATTAATAATTGAATTATCTTGCATATCTATAGGAGTATCAAAATAAGTACTTAAACTTCCAGCAAACATTTTTATAGAAAATGGAATCAAAACCCCACCTGTAGTTTCAGTAAACTTAATAGAATAACTTCTTTCATTATTCGTAGAAGCCGACCCTAATTTATATTCAATAGACCAAGCTCTTCTATTAGAACCGCTACCTGACTCAATAACTTCAGTGTAAGTTGATGGCGGGTTATTTGCCCCAAATACTTCTGCTAATGTATTTGTTTTTACAAAATCAGCAGCTAATCCACCATTAGACCAATTAATATTAAAATTACGCTGATTTATGAATTGATTAGGATTTAAAAAAGTATCTATTGTTTCAGTCCCAGCTCCAATAACTGCTCCTGTTAATGTTATAGTAGTTAATTCATCTGTTGGATTTCCGCTTATAATATCGGTTATTCTTCCTTGATCATTAACAGTTATACTAGTTGGATAAGAATATGTATTAGCCGTTACTCCAGTGTTATTAATATTAATAACAGGATTCCCTAATATACCATCGCCGTTAATAATACTAATGCCTGCTCCTGCTATTATTTCTCTGGTCGTGTAAGTGTCTTTTGCTATTCTTGACATTAATCCTAGTTGATCAAAAGCAGCTAAAGATTGTAATTCTGATCCTAAAGTTAAACTGATCTTTCCATTAAGCAAATTTTCTATAGTTAAACCTGGACAACCTATTATATCTATAGGAGTACCGCTATTACCTCCTGCACTTAATTGCATCCAATTAGTACCGCTGTAAACTTCTAATCCTCCGTCAGTATTGTATCTAAAACACCCTATTTTAGGATTAACAGGTCTTTGACTAGTACTACCGGCAGGCATATTAATTCCATCAGTAGTTAAAAAATTTACCTGTTTCTCAATATCTACATCTTCTTTAAAATTTAATTTTTTATAAAAAGTAAAATACTCATAATCATATTCAAAAATACGAATTAAACGATCCCATCCAAAATGTTTTTCCCCAACTACGCTAATAGTACGTTTTGCATCATACAAACCAAAATTTTTAGGAAATCTATAATCATCCTTATCACTATCTTCATTATGAAACTCCGATCTAAATATAAAACCTTTATAAACTGGAGTCGGATTAGGAATCGGCCACACATGATATTTATTTTGATAGCCAAATATTCCCATATGAACAGGTGCTATAGGATCATCATACCCAATATGATCACCGCCACTATCCCATGAAAAAATACGTAACCCCGGTTCCGATGAATAATCAATAAATTTGTCTTTTCTTCCACTGGAATCAAACCACAATGTTCCATGTCCTCTATCTTCAGAATTATATCCAGACGGAAATCTAAACTCAAAATCACCTACGGCATTATGTCCCTCATCGTTTAAATCGGCTGAATACCATTTGCTTTTTACATTCAAAGTTTGACCTCTTATATACTCAACTTGATTTTTAGTACTATTAGATAATCCAACAAAAGCTAAAGTTGAAGATAACACACTTATAGTTTCAACACCTGCCAATACCGCTATTTGTGTTTCAAGTTCTGCCCCAACTGCTACTGCCGATGCTTCCGCTGCAACTGCCGTCGCTTCTGCAGCACTAGCCGTTGCCTCTGCTGCCGTTGCAGTACTTAAAGCCGTTCCTGCCGTTTCTTCTGCTGCCGCAGCTATACTTTCAGTAGAACTTATTGCTGCATCCTGAGAAACATTTTTTGTATTAATTGCCGCTATTTCGGTATTTGTCTCAGTAACAAACGCTTCATATGCTACTTTTAAACCGACTAAAGTTGTTAAGGATGTTTCTAATTCTTCAATTGTTAATGGAATAGTTGCAATATATTTACTTTCAGGGAAAGGTCTTACTACAAAATTACCTATAGGTTCGTCTACAAAATCAACATAATCTGTACCTGCAATAGCTTTAGATAATATTCCTTTACTATCATTAACAGTATTTTTTAATAACCCCGTTTCCAAACTGCCAAGCGATTGTGCTTTTGTAAATGTATATGTTGTTCCAAGTCCGTATAATTGTTTTAACTGCTCGGGAATAAGAGACATTTTAGGATTTTCCCAACCAAACTCTACTAAAGAACTACCGACAATAAAATTAGCATTATCAAACCTCTTCATAATTTGAGATGCTCTTACCTGTGTCATCGCTAAAGAAGATGATATATCAGTTCCTATCGGATTACCTGACATGTCATATTTTGTAGCATAAATTTGAGGTAAAAACGGCCCAGACATTATCCAATCAAAAGCGGATAAATAATCATACGTAGGATTAGGTATCTTAAAATCTCCACTAAGACCGCTTACAGGGTTAGGAAATATTGCCTCGGCTAAAGGAGGTAAATTTATAACTCCTATTTGAGTTCTAGGCATAGGCTTTTTATTAAAATCACCTATCCATATTTTATTATAATCTAATTTTTCGAAATACCCTATATCTCTTTTTAAATCAATTATATCTTGACGCATGTCAATTAGAACTGGTGAAGTAAAAGACCTTCCATCTTTATCACCGAGTAAGACATATCCTTTATCTAGGGATAATTTACCTGTAACAGGCGATATAAAATTATATAAACGATCGTACTTCATGCTGTTAAATGAGCTAATATACTTGAGATTTTATCGCTTTCGTTTGAATAATGAGTATCAACTAAATTACCAAGCAGTGCAAACCATTCACTAGTGCTATTGTCCATTTCATTCGGAAAATCTTCGGGAAATTTAGGTTGAAATTTATAGTAATACATATCGCGAGCTAGTCTATTACTTAAGTAATCTAAATAATATCTACTCCATTCTTCTGCTCCAACCATAGCTACATTCATTAAACCAAAAACTCTAGCTATTGCATGGTCAATTCCCGTTGCAGAACTACTGCCGTCAAAACTCATGTTACCTATTCCGCAACCGACATCTACTATAACAATTCTAGTAGCTTGAGGTTTTATGCTTAAACCTACATTGATCGCTGCTAATATCGGATCATTTGCGTATATTCCACCATCGCTATAAGTATGTCCGTTAAAACTATGAGCAGGTAGATATACAGGCGCAGCAGACGTTGCTCGTGCAACGTTTACTATAGTTTCAGTGTTTCCTATAAAATAAGTAGGATCATTAAAATTAGAAAATACAACATATCTTTTCATATCTTCTTCATAAGCGGGAATAACAACGGGAATTTTTAAATCAGCGAGCGTATCAGTACCAAAATTATTAATAAGTACTTGCTGCAATATATTATGACCATAATTTGAATCTTCATAAGCCGACTTATAAAATGGATCATCGATTGCAATCATACTTATTTTTTGTAGTACATTAGGTCTATTAGAATCTGTATTAGCATCATGACTACCATTATTCCATTCCTCAGTTGTTCTAATTGTAAATACTCTTTTAGCATCGTTTACAAAAAAGCTTTCCATATAATCAGGAGTTCGCCCGTAAGCATAACCACAAGTAAGTATTCCACCAATTGACGTACCACACATAACATCTGCATATTTCCAGAAATCAGCTTGCGGTATTCCCCATTGGTGTAGGAACTTTTGCATAAAGCGATTAGCTCCGTATCCTTTAGCACCTCCGCCGCAAAAACTAAATATTCTAAGTGTATCCTTGTCCATAATTAAAAATATCTTGGTCTGTCATTGTAATTATAACGCATTTCCACCTGTCTTTTTGTCCGTGCCATTGGTAAGCCGTCAAGCATAGCAAATTCTAGAGCGTTCATTAAATGGTCTCGCCCTTTCATGATTTTACCTTTATCGTCTCTTGAATATCCCCGCCATTCTTCCATAAATTTACGACAGGTATTAAAGACCTTGAACCTCCCAGTTCTTATTCGCTCTAGCACATTATCTACAGCAAGCTCTTTGGCATATCTTCCTTTTTCCAGCTTAAGCCCAGCTTTAGCATAATCATCAATTAATTTCTCGCCGTCTCTTTGAGAACCTTGATTAACTGCTGGATCACAAACCCCTCTAATCCAATCACATCCCATAAGTTTTAGGCTATAAGCATGCTGGGCAGCGGTTTTCTCGCTAACTGAATATTCTTTGTAGACGTAGAGAGTATCGTTATCTTTATCATGAGCAAGGAACACAACGGCGGTAGGAGCAAAAAAGCCAACGTCCATCCCGAATACGCAAGCAAAATGCACAGGAATCTCAAAAGGTTCAATTAAAAATTCACTTTCTTGTACTTGATAAACCAGACCAGAACCAACACTTGGTATTCCTTTTTCCCTAGCTTCTAATTCATAAGGCTTTAAAGTAGCTCTTAGCTGCTGCTTTGTTTCGTCTGATAAGTGCAAGTTATCGTCCCAAGTAGCTTGGATATAATATTTGCCGTTAATGGTTATTTCTGGGTCGCTACGGACTATCTCAAAATCTTCATTTTGCAAATCTTCTAGAGAGGTTATTTCTTCCTTTCTTATTTTTGAGACTCTTTGTTCCAAAAAGTAAGACATCATCTCAGTATAACCCTTTAAAGGCGTCATCGTAAGAATTAAACGTCCTTGTCCTACTCCGTCTACATCTGCAAGACGCATAGCGCATTCGGTATACACATCCTTAGGCGGTTCTTCGTCTAAATGGATAAGGTGGCATCTTGCTCCTTGAAACTTCTCTCTACCCTGCTTGTAAGATTTAAAGTAAAGACTGGAGAATCCACCGCTAGCATGTTTTATATGGACATAGTCAATAGCTCCGTTAACTCCTGAGAGCATTGCTTTTTTTAGGATTAGGCTAGGATGAATAAGACCAACAGTGTTAGAACCATCAGAAGAATAACCACCAATCAATTTAAGCTGCAAAACGTTTCGGGTTATTTCGTAGTTTTCAGAAGCTACCCATGCAACAATTGGGTGATTGAACCTATGCCCATCCCACCAATCAGGATAAACTCCCGTTAAGTGGATTGCATCTTCAATACAACCGCAATAGGTTTTACCTGTTCTGTTACCTGCTAGGAATAGACGCTCAATAGCCTCTTCCCCTGCTTTATGAAAGCTTGCTTGTTTAGGGTTAGGAGTGTAAAAACGGAAATCTTTTTGACGTTTAGTTTTTACGTCCTCATCAGTAAATAGCGATAACATGTATAAAAATTGCAAGGTTCTTTAAGTGTTATTATATAGATATCGCTTGACTTAGGCAATTATATTTAGTATCTGTTATTTAGCAATTGTTAGTAAGTTCTAGGTCTTGATGCACTTTTCCTAGAACTTATCTTTATATCCCCCCAAAAAATTAAAATCTCAAAAAATAAATTAAAAAAATGTTGTATAAATTCGTATACATAAGCTAGGTTATGACAAATGTTGCTAATTTACCACGCTAAAAGGTTAAGATTTTAGTTCTTTTTTAATTCTTCTCTTCTCTAAAATGTTCCCTTAAAATATAAAGCACCTGTGCTTTTCTTGTCCGCAAATCTTTTGCAGCTTCTTGATCTATTTTCTCAAGTAGCTCTGGGTCTAATTCAACGTGGACAATAATTTTTTGTTCTTTGGTCATTTTATTTTTATTTGTAGTATCAGTCATTTAACTCCTCTTTAACACTTTCTTAATATCCTTTAGTGTGTTTTCCAGTTGTTTTATATTTTCTAATTTATCAAAACATTCAACACAAATAGGTGTTTTTGTCTGTGTTATTGCCATATTTAATATAGATTCAAATTTGAGTTTAGCTTTGCATGTAGTACAAGATAAATTCAAAGTTTCTGTTATTCTCATTCTAC